GCCACCACCACCGCCACCTACCACTCCACCGCCACCACCACCTCCACCTACCACTCCACCGCCACCACCCAAGTCTCCACCGCCACCACCATCCGGGGGTGCATAGTTCCCAACAGCCGAATTTATCATCGCCGTAAAGGCATCGGACGTATTCCCCGGGTCTGCGGGATCGTATGCACCCGAGAAGGCCGCTACAGCATCCTTCGCCGGCTGTCGGACCTCACTCAAGGCGGGATTGACACCTATGTTTCGCATTGTCGCGGCCAGCACATCCCCCGGCAGTCCGGTCGTCGTTTGAGCACCCGTCGCCTTCCCTAAAGCTCCTGCAGGAGGTGCGCCTGTTGGCTGAACAACTGGTGGTCCTGTATCAACGCCAATAGGTGGCTGGATCGGAGGTGGCTGGCTTGGAGGTGGCTGTGCCCATCTTTGACCTCCTGATCCGACAGAAATAGGCGAAACGTAACCGGGTTCTCCCGGTAACGGAGCACGGGCTGGAGCAGCCACCTCGACCTTCTGGCCCGGATTGCGACGCTCGTATAGCTGAATCCACTTATGGGCGTCTTTCGCTTGGATAGGCGAGCCTTGGCTCGACATCCACGCTATAACATCAGCTGTTGTTGCCATGTTTTATTCCTCTATCAATAGACCCACGTCACGTTTTCGTCTTTACTATCGTCATCATCAACATGAACAAAGGACTGTGCAACCCCAACACGATTAAAGATGGAATGACACAGGATAAGAAGATCTCGTCTGCTTCTACTGCTGGCGCACTCAATATCAGCGGCTTCGCATTCTTGCTTATCTGTAATCGTATGAGCCGATCCATCGACACTGTGATAGCCTCGCGCCCTGAGATCGGCATTATGTTTTACGCACCGACACCCGGACGTAATTGTGACTGCCCGTCCCAGAAGGCCCCTGAGTTTATCCAGCTTGATAAGGAACTTTTCGGACACCTTACACACGCCGCAGCAAGGGCAGGCAAACTCGTAGTCGCTGAAATGCTTAGAGATATTACCCATTGGTGGAAATCCTCATATTATCCAGAAGCCCCTTCGTCATCTCACGTCCTCATCCCAATTTTTGCATCCAGGGCAACGAGAATATCCCGCAGCGCATCAACTTTGTCCAACACCACGACGGCTGTGTTCACGTTTCGGTTCAGTTGCTCGACCACGTCCCTGACCTCCCCGGCCAGTTCGCGTGTCGCCACGACGTCTTCCTCAAGATCCTTTTTAAGGGGGGCAAGCAGGTCTTGGATTTCGTCTTCCGTAATTCCCCCACTCCCGCCATTTACCCATCCGCGCCGCACCGCAACACGCCAGCCAATCCCCACGAACAACAAAACAAGAAACGGTCGCCATTCGGGAGATATAAGCCCAAGAGCCTCAGTGCCAGAACTCAGCAACTCACCCACGTTTTTTCATTCCTTTGTCAGTTTATAGAGGGCGACGAACGTTGCGACGATACCCCCAACACCCGCAATTATAATGGCCTCTCCAAACGTCCACTCATGCGATACGGCAACCTCTGCCACTGACAAAACGTCCGCAGGAAGCCCCGACGCCTTCAGTTCGGAGTAGCTATCCGTGAAGGCGACAACTCCACCAGTTGCGGCGACCGCCCCGGTTCCGCTCCAAGCCGTCTGAGCGACATCGTTTCCGACAAGCTTCTCATATGCCTCAGATTCTTTCATCGCCAACAGGGCTGCTGCGATTGCGCTGAGAGGTGATACTCCCCGTTGCTTAGATTGTTGAACTTTTCGTTGGGTTTTTTTAGTCCGACTTCGTTTCTTCGTCTTATCCTTAGCCCGACGCTCCATCTCCAGAAAGTTGGCCAGGGCATCGGCCCACCGCTCCCGCTCTTCGTCTGTGGTGGCGAGTTCCAGCTGCTGCCGATAGTAACGCTCGTTGCCGATTTTGTTTTGCACGGTCCTGCTCCCGACCCCGGTTTAATTTGTGCGAGGAACTTCATCTTCGCCTCCACACCTTCTTTAACAACCCCCCAACTACTCTCACCGGTCTCGGCACAAGCGCCTTCCCTACTTCGACTGCGAGTCCAATGCGTCGGCTTTTTTTTTGATACCGAGCCGCTCCGCAATCGGACTGAGCAGCATGTCGAACACGATGTCGTCATACCGCGTCGGAGTCAGTTTCACGACCTTTTCGAGAACGAAGAAGCCGATCACGAACATCTCCAGATGTGCCGTCAAAAATTCCACCTGCACCCCCTTATACGTCGTTGTCTATGACTTCAGTGCCAATCGGGTCAGGCTCGGGGATTTCAGTCTCGTAGTCCCCGTCCTTGATCCTAATGGCTATCAACTCCTGCTGAGTGAGGAGCTTGACGCCCATCTGATTCTTGGATAGCAGGTCGATGCCCAGGTCGTTCAACTGTGTCTGTATCTCTGCTCCCTGCTTCTCCAGTTCTCCCTTGGTCATGCCTTAGAATTCTCCTGGTTGTGTGACTGCAGCTTCGGAGACGCCACGCTCATAGCTCTTCACCTGCCCTGCTATCTGTCGCCACAAATAGGCAGCAAGGTCGTCGGCCGTAGACTCACCAGCACCACCACGACTCACCGCTGTCAGTTCCTCGCTGTATTTCGCCTCAAACCACGCCTGTGCCCGCAGCAAGGAGGCGTTGCCCGTTGTCTTTGCCGAAATCCCAAAGGCGTTGTCAGCGCCAAAAGAGAGGGCGCTTTTCAAATTCGTGTTTGTAGCCATCAGGCTGCCTCCAATAGTTTGATTTTGGACTCCAGTTGTAGTATTCGTGACTCTATAGCTTCAGCAAGGCCGTTCATACGCACGCGATTCTGCCAGATGCCACCGCCAAGCAGAGACTGGTATCTCTGGATGCTGTAAAAATCTCCAACCAGAACACCCACCCTCCGTAGATCAGCTTCATTTGCCGTCACTTCGTCATCCCACTTCGTCATCACCACGCCTGCATCGCTGTGTGTGTGCCGCTCCATAGTACGAATGAGGCCCACATCGTCTTCATTGTCAAGCTGCACACCGTCAAGATCGCCAGACCCCGAGGTGATGTTTGTGGCATGGAGGGCACCGTTGCCCTTTATCACCAGCAGTGCCGTGGCGTTATTTTTGAAAGCATAGACGTTGCCCGTGGCCCCTACATCGGCAGTTCCCGTGCCGGACTTCAGGAAGGTGCGGTCCGTGATGGCACCAGAGGAACCGGTGGTGTCGCTGGTGTCGGCGGTAGTGATGTAGCCCTCAATCTCAATAGCTACCGTTCCTTCCGAAAGCCCCGCAATAGCTGCGCCCCCTGCCGTGGGGCTGTTCTTGGCCAGAAAGTACCACGTATCTGTTTCCGTAATGTCGGTGATGCCGTGGGCTATGTCGGTAGAAGACTTGAGAGAAACAGCTTCATCGTCGGTGGCAACGCCGTTAATGGTGAGGCCCACGGTCTGCTTGGCGTTGGCAGTGTCCCCGATGAACACTTGAGAAGTGCCGCTCAGTATGAGGTCCTTGGCGATACCCACGCCGCCATCTGTGTGTATGGAACCCGTCGTCGAAGACGTAGACTCTGTGGTATCATCAACAGACAGGACACCCGTGCTGGTCAGGGTTCCACTCACCAAAGCGTTGTTGGTGACCACCGTGTTCCCCGTAGCAGTAAGGGTCAGTAGACCACTGGAGGCTACCGTGAGGTTGGTGCCATCACCCTCAATCTTCTCGCCATCGTCCCCGAAGGTGATACCTACGTTCGCAGGAACGACGATATCCGTAGTCGCCGTAAGATTAATAGCCCCGCCAGACGTGACCGTCAGGTCTGTGGAATCTCCTTCTATTTTCTCGCCGGACCCGAAGGTAATGCCCACATCCGCCGGAACAACAATATCCGCCACTGCCGTCAGGTTTATGTTGTTCCCGGCAATCGTCAGGTCGGTGCCATCGCCCTCTATCTTCTCACCGTCATTACCAAAAGTCATGCCTACATTGGCGGGCAGATTTACATCGCCTGTAGCCGTCAGGGTGATGTCTCCACCGGATGATATGTTACAAACTTGTGGGAAGTTGAGTTCCGTGGTTGTGCCGTCCCACGCCAACCTCATGCGCTCCACCGCCGTCTCCGACTCGGATACCGCAAAGACAAGGTCCGCGTCATTAAGCCCTGAAGCGAAGGTATCATCGGCTTCGGCCCAGATACTCGCAGCCACAAGGATGGCAGCGGTGCCGGCAGAGTCGAGGGGTGCCTGGAAGTCTATCCTTCCCAGAATCCCACCGTCTACATTGGTAAGCTCCCCCGTAGAGATAAGCAGCTTCCCCGGTCCCGCCGCCGTGGCACCGCGAATCTCAAGCTCGTCGGCAGACTCGTCCCACTCCATAAAAGCCCCGGCAGAAGCACCAAACAATTTTACATCATGGCCCGTATCATTAACACCAACCGTCAGCGTATTTTTGATGACAGTAGGCCCGACGACATTGACAGTTCCGGCACCTCCAAGGTTTACGGCTGAAGTGCCATCGAGGATGTCGGCAAGAGTATTCGGGTTGGCGTCAACCTCAGACCCCTCAATAGGATCTCCGGTGCCATCCTTCACACTGTTGTCGGTCATGGAGTCGCGTACGGCAGTTGCCATGGTGTCTCCTTATTAGGCGGCGATTTTGTCACTCAGCATCTTGCTGCTGATAGACACGCCCTTAACCCTGAAAAAGTGGTTGCTGCTCACCATCAAGCTCAAACCCGTTCCCCGATTGGCGCTGGTCATGCGAATGCGCTCTCCCGCCACGCCGGCACCACCCCACGGCTCCACACCCCACTCCCCGTCGCCCCAGCCTTTGACGCCCGTGATGGTGTAGGGCACCTCGTTGCCAGCAACCACCACCGGCAGCCCCTGGCGCAGAAGAATGCGGTTTACGTTCACCGTGTTGCCACCAATCTTGTCGGCAGACACGAAGGTCCACCCGTAGCGCTTCATGTGACCCGGAGCATTCTGAAGGTAGTATTTCGTCTGGAACTGCGACAGCACTGCAGACCCGTCCCACTGAAAATTCACGGCAGTGGCGGTGTCGTGCATGCGATACACCTTGCCACTGTTGTCGCCAGCATACTGAATGTTATCGAGGGTCGCCGATGTTGACTGGCTGGCATCTCCGTTGAATACTACGCCCGCCGTCAGGTTGTTGCGGTTCATCTGCGTCCACCGCGGAGCCTTGCCGGCGCGGCTCATATTCCCAATAAAGCCTACCGATGGCACAGTCTTGGTGCCCCACGGCACGAAGCCATAGAACTCCTTGCGTCCCATGTTGTAGTTGCTCCAGGCAGTACCCATTGACGTAATATTCCGGTTGTCATAGAGGGGCTCGATCCATCGCGATACCTCGAAAGGCTCAAAGCCTCCCGTGGCATTGCTGGGACCTATGGCCTCAATGGCATTCTCGCTCATCCACATCAGGACATTGCGGTCCCCTATCTCGCCCTCCACAAGGGTCTTGCCGCTCACCAGCCCATTGACGCCCGTCACCTCCTGGATGTAGAGGCTCGAAAAAACCTGCGTTGGCGGAATGCGGTAGACGCTGCTGCGCTTGAAGATAAAGAGGTGATTGGCGAAGGCCGAAATTCCCAGGATGTCACCATCGGAGCCTCGCGATACGCTGATCGTGCCACCACCGCCAGCCGTAGACCAGTCCTCACAGTCATCGACAGCCGAATATGCGAGCGTGGACCCCGAGGCCGTCCACAAGCGGCTCTGCCAGGCGGTCGGGAAGTTGCCAGTGCTCTGGGGGCTGCCATCGAGGTTCACAGCTCCATTCGTCGTATCATAGCGAAGAGGAGCATCAATGCCGTTGCAGAGGATCAGCAGGTTTTCACCTGTCGTCTGCCCGTAGAACATCTCCCCATACCACCGGGTGCCTTCTGTGGCGTTGTTGCCCGTAGCTCGCGCTCCACTGACAGCTGCCCACGTCCCGGTATTGCACTGATAGATGTCCCCGTTCTCATTTGTTTTTATCAGCTTCGTTCCGGTGTGGTAATCGAAGAGGCCGTTGATGGCGTGCGTCCCCGCGGCACTGCCGAGCTCCGAAGATCCATACATAGACTGAAGGTTATTGGTATCCCCATCGTAGACCATATTCATAGCATTGAAGACGGCCCCGTCGGGAAACTTCGGATCAATGGGTGAGGTCTGGCGGTATATGCCCTGCCCAAAGTCGTAATGGCGCTCTACGGCATAGCCTCTTTGTCCTCTTGTCGCCATTTAGATAGCCCCCGTATCATCGGTTTCCCAGTATCGCAGGTCTACGGTGCTCGAGGCGACAATGCCAAAGACAGCACCCGTATACAACAGGGCATCGCGGTCTGGCCATGCGGCACCCTCCATCTTCCACACCCTCTCTTTCCCACTAGCAAGAGGGTATCCGGTGCTCGTCGTCAGGCTGTTGTTTTCAGCAAGAAAGATGGTGGCACTTCCGTTGTTGAAGACGCGCAGTTCCGTGCGCCTCTTGTTCGCGGCAACGATCTGTATTCCGTTGGTCGTGGCGGGAACTGTGATGGCCCCGTAGCTCACGATACCCTGTCAAAGAGAATGGACGACTGCGTGTTTATGCCATAGGTCCGCATGGTATTGCGTCTGTATGTTTCCACGGTCATATTCGTTCCCTCGCGGTACTTCCTCTGCTCCCGCGCCACCAGCTGCATACGTGCCCGCTCATACTGCTGTCCCCAATACCCCGCCTGGGCGTGGTCCTCATCATAGAGGCACGCCCGCTCCTTGATCTTGTGGGCCACGGCGTCATAGGCTATATCCGGGGCGTCGCCGCCGAACATCTTAGTGGCGAATATCGTGTTGGATGTCCACTTCAGCGTAGCCCACGCCGTAATAAGGTAGGCGTCCTTGGGATAGGGCCAGAAGAGCCACCGCGGGTTGTCAGAGGTATCGACGCCTATCTGCGTACACCAAGAGGGCGTACCACTCGTATCCCGGTGGAGGTCACCACCCGACAGGTCGTTGATATGCTGTATGGAGGTCTGCTTGATTTCATCGCCGCCAGTGAAGCTGGCACTGTCACCATAGGAGAAGTATAGAATCTCATCGAGGCTGGCAATGCTTATGGCGTAGACGTCCTTGAGGATGGTATATGCCGACCCCGTCGTTGTCGTTCCAACGTAGCTGTCGGCAAGCACCAGCGTATCGGGAGAAGAGGCCGTGTTTATCGTGGATACTTCGTAGGATGTGAGGTCCGCGCCTATGCGTATGAAGTCGCCGGCAGCCACATTTGTGAAGTTGTTGGCGTTTGCATTGTCGTCGTCAAGGGAGGTAACCGTCGTAGATCCGTTGGTTGCAGATACGCGGCCCGTCGTCAGGTCGTCTTTGGTGACAATCTGGTCACGAAACAAAGCCCACCGAAAGCGGGCAGCCTCGACAAGGTCGTGGACCGCCTCATTGGCAGCGTCGATAAGGAGGTTCTGGAGTTGGTTTGTAGAAGTGAAAGAGGCGACATCCGGATCACCAATAACCCGCAGGCCCCTGTTTACAGAATCTCCAAGCGATAGCGACATTTACTCCACCCTCTCTGCCTGGTTAGTTTCCGTGTACCACTTTTTATACCAATGGTCGCGAGCCTTCTGCGCTTCTCTCAAATGCCCCGCCATGCTCTGAAAGCGCTTCTCTATCTCGAACAGCTTATCTTTCGGCACGCTTAAGTTGGGGGAAGATGCTCCTCGACCGTCGGGTGCTTCTTCACCAACAAGGCTCGGGCTGCCGCCCTGTCCTGGGAATCCGGCGACCTCTCCATTGACTGGCTCCCGTAATGCCACACCCACACCCTCCGGTCTACAAGAAGTATGAAGTCTTCGGCTTTGGCTCTCTCGCTCCAATCCAGATCGTCAAAAGGGCCGTTGCCAAAACGCTCATCCAGGCCACCCACCGCCTGCAGGGCTTCTTTTGCCAGACAAACACAGAAGAAGCTGATGAATGGAAGTGCCTGAATCTCCGCGGCACGGTATCCGATCCTCTGCATGTTCAAGACGTTATTGCTAATGGGGCCTATGGCCCCCACTGCTCCGCGCTTGGTGTCGAGGTGCTCTTGCCATACGTCCAGCCACTGCGGTGTAAGTATGGCAATGTCGTCATTGCAGACTACGACATCATCCTCGTCTCCCAAATGATGCAGCCCGTAGTTCACTGCCTCCGTCCACGTTAGTGGCTCGCTCGGAAACAGGGGGCTGCACGGCTGGCTCAGGAGGAGGTCCGTCGTCTCCGCGTCGCTGCTCGCGCATACGACGGTAGGAGTCACTGACGGGTAGCTCGCAACCATACTGGCGAGTGTCGTAGCGAGCCACGGTGATAAGCCCACCGTCGGTATTAGGATCTGCATTTTCCACCAGTGTTCTGACCAGCTCGATGCGTGGCGTATGCTCCCCCACCATCCCCGGGTCTGCGTAAATCGGATATCCCATCCTGTGGACCTTCTGGCAGAAGTGGCAGTCCTCGCCGCCGAAGTGCGCCACTGTCCCGTCGGAGTTTCGCCGGAACAGAAACAGGGGATCTTGCGACGTGTCCTCTAAGACATCGCGCCTGATACATAGAAGCGCTCCCCCCACTGAGTATACCTGCTGTAGCGAATGGTCTTCGGTGAAGTCTGTAACGGATCTGTAGGTGCCGTCTTCGTCAAGGTCGAAGATGCACCAGAAGAGCTTGCCGAAACTCCAGGAGGGCACGCACCCCGAAACTACGGGAACACCGTGCTCGGGGAGCCTGAGTATCCGATCAGTAGGGACGACATCGTCATCAACCATAATGAGGTAGTCGGCATTGCTCTCGCGGGCCTTGGCGATGACCTCCGACCGTGCGATGTCTATGCCCACCTTGTTGACGTGCATGTCAGCATCCCAGCCATGGGAGCGACACCATTGCATGCGCGCTATTGACGAGGGCATAGCGTCACCGCGAGTCATCAGGCGCATCATGACGTTCATCGCATAAGCTCCTCGAAGATATATTTGTTGATGTGCTTGTCGTAGTCGGCGGCAAGCTCATGCCCACAGATACCGTCTCTGTAGGCATGAGCGTCCCCGTAGTGCCGTTGTCTGAGAACTTAGTTCAACTAATCGACCCGATACCATACGAACAAGTTGATTTCATCAGCATCGGCTGCCGACAGGGTGGTAATGAGCAAATCGCCCGTCCCTCCTGTGGCCGTCATCACCACACCATCCAGGCCATTCCAGGTGAAGTCTATATCCTGCTGGTCCGTTGGCGCAAGAGCGCTGGAGAGGATAAACTCGTCAGAGGAGTCATCATCGAACTCCAGCGTAAACGTGATGCCGGCCGTTGCCATCCACGCAACACGCTGGATAGTCAACGAGCTGGTGTATTCGAGAGCGGAGAGGTCGAGCACAACGGTGTCCGTGAGTTGGTTCCCGTCTGTCCACACGGCATTCCAGCTGATAAAGCCTCCGTGTCCGACATTCCTGCTATACGTGGATGGTGTGGGTGCGGCCATAGGTTAGCCCCTTTTCGCTTTCTTGGCCTTCTTTGCGGGCTTGATGCCAAGCACGGCGTCTGCTTCGGACTTGGTAAACACGTCGTTGGGATAGGTCTTTCCCCAACGACGCACAACCTCCGCAGATGTCCTGCCGTGCTCCTGGCATTCGTGCTTGATAAACTCTTCTGCTGCCTTGGATACGGCCATGGGCCATTCTCCCTTCCTACGATGCTGCCGTGGTTGGAAATAGCCGTGCGGTCTGATCTATGGCATCAGCCTCGTAGTTTTCCGAACACATGGTAGAACCAGGGTCAAGCATCGAACCAAGGGTGCCTTCGCCCATGTGGTTTCCAGAAATCATCCCCAGAGCAGCTGCCGAGAATATGATGGCCGGCCCGAATGTCGAAATGTTGCCAGTAATCAGACAATCAGTGTGAGCAACGCCAGAGTTGATGGCACCAACATCCCAAGCATTTGCATCAGTGGCTCCGTGGAAGACATTGTTGCGAACCGTCAGGCCGTTTACTCCCGCTGCCTCAATCTCAATGGCAGCGTCAGGGCCGTTGGCAGTAACCTGGAACCTGTTGCCCTCAACCAGCAGGTCGTCACCAGCCGCCGGCACTGTAATCGTCTCAAGGTCGTACGCACCACACAGGAACGTGTTGTTGCGAATCGTCAGAGATGCCGCACCAGCATCAATGCGCGAGGTTGTCGCCGCCGTGCTGGCTTTGAAGTGCAGGTGCTCGATGACGACATTTGCCGCCGTCACGTTGATAAGATCCGAAGAGGCGGCGAGCGAGCTTAGAATCGCCGAAGGGTTGATGGACGCACCGCTCTCGATGCCCGTAAGCGTCAGGTCTGCAACATCAAGGGCAATAGCCACCGTAACAGTGATGCTTCCCGGCAGGATGACGATGGTGTCACCACGACCGCTGACGCAGTTGTTGATGGCCCCGCTGGTACCGTCGATGGTGCTCTTGGGTGCCTCGGGGCGAGTGCCAGGATAAGTGTCGGAAGCCCCAACCCCTCCCACCGCAACCGTGCCGCCACCAACGAAGATGACCTTCCCGCCCGGCTTCTCCAAGTTGACCCACTTGCCGTCAACCTTGTCAAGTCTTGCCATTTTTTTCTCTCCAGTGGAGTACGGGGGCTTTCGCCGAGGCTACTCACCCCCCTCTAAAAGTGACCCGCGAGTCAGCGTTGCGGGCGAGGTTTATTACGCTCCTGGGCTTCCGAACAGACCGCGGGGGTCTGCCCATCCACTCGACTGCCGGAACAAGCCCTTGATCTTCACGTCGCCAGTGTCGAAGTCCAGAATGTCACTGGTGGCGAAAGAGGCCCGCTCATACAGGTTGAGCTTGTGGTTTTCCTTCGCTGCACAGACGAACCAGTCGTCCGTGTTCGTCAGGTAGTCCCAGACCTGAAGCGTCAGGCCCAAGCCGCTGATGGGCTGCACAGCGTTGGTGTTGTCCTCGGGTGTCTGCGAGGAATCGAGAATGCGGACAGCGGCGAACTGAAGGTCCGGCGGTACGAGCAGTGTCTCGGGCTTGATGGACAGGCGCTTGCCGCCGCCATCCCGCTGGTTGCGGAAGTCGATCAGCGCCTGCTCCAACGACGTGGTCGAGAGGTCCGCAGCTGTTGAAAGCTCGTTGGCATAGGTCGCTCCGTCCTCACGGACGTGAGCCGTGGAGAAGAGCTCCACACCATCGGCACCTGTAACTCCACTGTCGAACCCATTGTTGAAGTGGTTCGCCAGCGTGGTTTCCTCTGTGGCGTATGCAGCCCTGCCGAGTTCTGCCGGCTGGTCTTCCATCACGTTGTAGAGGTCGTCAGCCCACTGTTCCATCGTAATGCGAACTGCCGACGCGAACACCGTGTGGGTATACGTGTTGAGGAAACCTTCAACCGGGGAGGTGTAGTCTACAGCAGCCCCCTCGGCCTTCTGCGTCATGATTCCCAGACCTCCGAATGTCAGTGAGTGCTCACGAATCTGATCCGAGTCGTAGACATTGAAGATCTTGCGTCCCACTGGCTCCCGCTGACTCCACGCCTGATACACGATCATGTGTATGCCGCGCAGGGTGGTGTCATTAGGAAAACCAGAGGTAGTGGCGAGTGCTGGCATTTTCTGGCTCCCTTAGATGCCTGTGGTCGTGTTCCACATCGTCTCGACGCCGATAACCCGCCAGATGGCAAAGTCTGCCACTGCACTGTCGGGGTCGGTTACATAGTCGAGGCGCTGGAATCCACCAATCGTCGCGGCTGTCGTGCCTGACAATTCGTGAGCGGAAAGTCGCGTGTAGGTCGATCCTGCCGTAGCGACGTGGTCAGAAATGAGCCCGATGATAGACTGCGTCGGCGTGCCGGTGCCGTCATCTTGGGCGTGAAACTCCTGGGCTCGAGCATCAGCAACGGGAAGATCCACACCCGTTGAGGCTTTCGTATACCCCAGGACGCTGCCGATAATCAGTGTTGACGCTGCTGCCGCCGATACCATGTTGCCGGTGGCCTCCAATGCTACCACGTCGTTGATGTAGAGGATCGTGGCGTTGGTGGCTCCGACACTGTAGGGCCGAGCGCGCAGCAGGGGTGTGGCAACGAAACCAAAGGCAAGGTCCACGTTGGCCATTAGGTATTACCTCCGATGCGTGTATCTGTTTTCACCTGGTTCCATGTCAAAGGATATCTCACCCGACGCCACGCGACCCTCGACATTTCGCGAAAGACGCATGGCATTTTCGTGAGGCACTCCCTGACGCCGATAGTGCTCATAAGCGTTCTTCCCCAGGTCGCTCTGGCTGTTCTGAAGATCCTCGGCACGGCCCACGGTGGCACCCTGTGATCGAATCTTCTGCTGGCGCAGTGCGTTTCTCTTCTCGCGCAAGGGAGCTGGCATCTCCATCAAGACAAGCTCATTGGCGCGTGCTGTCGTATCCTCGCGGGACTGCTGGCTTGGCATCTCCGCATCCCCACGCTCTACGACGCGCATACCCCAATCTTTGTAGCGCTGGACGTTCTTGGCGCTTGCCCATCGCAAGACACCGCCACGCCCTCGCACCTTGTCTTTGACTTCCTTGCCCACATAGAGATAATCGAACTCATCGAAACTCTCGCCGAGGAGCATGCCCTCAAAGTCTATTTCCTGCTCCTCGCGAGCTTCGAGCTCTTTCATCTTCTCGTAGGCTTCCCATCCGAGGTCTGCCCAATGCAGCCTTGCGAACTCCAGCTTGGTTTCGTGCTGCTCATCAAGGTGGTGTCCGAGGGCATTCTTCTGCTCACCGAGACTCCCCGTCACCGGGGACCACGGACAGAAGGGGCACTGAAGCATGCCGCTCTCGTTTGGGTCCAGCTTTGTTCCCGCCCACTGTGCTCCCACGGAGGGCTTGGTGACTACCTTGGCTTCACGTTTATCGGTAGGCATCTATTACTCCCGAGTGTGCACAAAGGTGCGTTGTGAAGGTAACTGGGTTTGCTGCTGCTGCGGTTGTCGGGACCCGTGCTCCACCGTCGAAGACTGGGGGCCACCGAGGCTGCGCAGCTGCTCAATCGTCTTTCCCTGAAATGAATTGGGAAAGCGTTCCTGAATCTCGCGAAGCTCCGCATCGTTGTTGTCGCGAAGCTGCTTTTCTGTGGGGCGAGAACCTCCGGGCTGCAGGGGGCTGTTGCCCCCCTCGCGGGGTGTTGCGGGCTGCGTCGTTGGGCGGATGTCTCCACTGCGGAGCATGTCCGTCCACACCTTGTTGAGAAGGTGCTCCTGATTGCCCTTCTGTCCCCACGCCGGATTCTGGCGTATCTGCTCACCCATGCGTCTTCCGATTTCCTTCTCCGCATTGTCGTCAATGAGGCCGCGAGTCTTCATGCCTGCAAGCTCCTCGCCCATAGTTATCGACGCCGTGACGGACCCGAGCTTCGTGTCGAACTCCTGCTGCAGCTCCTGGCGTATCTCACCACGAAACTGATCCAGAGCCTCTCGGGTTTCATGCTGCGAGACACCGCGAACAGCGCGTAGTGCCTTCTGTCCTTCCTCGTCATTCCCAAAGGGCTCTATGAGCTCATCGGGAACGCCGGGGGCGGGTGCCACACTCTGCTGCTGCTGGTTCAGCTGGTTTTGAAGTATCAGGTTTTGCTGTGCGATAAGCTGCGCGGCATTCTCTGCCTCGCGGCGTCGCGATGTCTCCTCCCGCAGCCGATAAGACGGCACCTGGCCTGATGCGCCATCGTCTGCGGAATCCGTGCTCGGATCGGGCTGAACTATCGTGTCAGCGGACGCGTACCGTATCTCGGGCTCGGGGGTGGAAGCAGGCTCACTTCCTGCCGCACTATCGGGTGCGGCACCAGCGCCTTGTGGTGTTACGTTGTCTTGAAGTGTTTCTTCGGGCATTGTCGCATGCTCCTGGCGAGTTAGTTAATACAACTTCCGGCTCGGACTGCCCTTGCCGGCTTTCTTCGATGCTGTCTTCATCCCACCCTTGGACGCTCTCTTGCCTGCGCCCTGCTGTTGGGTTTTTGCACCACCATCATACTTGCCCTTGGGCATGTGTGGATCACCTCCTCTTTTAGGTTTGGCGCTGCGCTTTCGCTTGCTTTAGGCGGTCCCGACGTGTCGCCTCCTCACTGAGCATATCTGCTGCCTTGAGGAGCTGGCCGACGGTAAGGCCCTCTTCGATTAATACCGGCTCGGGCGTAGGACGTCCCAAGACTTCCGGTGGCGAGTCTGTAAAGTCAAAGAACCCGAACCTCTTGCTGCTGTTGAGCCTGTTCTGCACTATGCGTCGTTTTGTTTCCGGCCCTAATTGCAGTAGTGGCATCTTTCTCCATTCTCCTCAAGAACTCGTAGACATCGCGAACCCCCTGATGCTGGCCTCCGCGGTGCATGCGCTCCTCGGCGTCGATGCCGGGCCTGACGGTTTTCAAGACGTCTTGTGCTGACTCGTTGAGGCGTGTCATCACCTCGCGGAGGACGATGTCCCACCCCGGAGACAGGGATGTCTCATATACGTCCATCTGCTCTTGGGAGGTTATCATAGATTTACATCCGGTGTAGGAGGTCCCTGCTGCGACGCTGCTGCCCCAAGGCCCACGGCTCCCGTGATGCCGAGGATTCGGAGTATCTCAAGATCCTCGGGGTCAAAGACGACGAAGTTAAATGTGCCTTTACCTGTGTCGCGGCTTCCCGCATCAAGGAATTTGACACCCTTGATCCCCAAAGACTGAAGTTCTTTTGTCCCTATCTCGTTCCTTCCAACATGTTCCAGATAATCCCCGCCTGTGCGTTTTAATAAATTTTCTCTTGTTGTATCTGCGACAAGCCTTGCGTGTTCAGGCCAGGTGCTTGACAACAAATCCACCTCTATGTCTTTTGCTTGTTTTTCAACATGGTTTTGTATAGCAGTTTTAACCTTTTCGCTTTGTTGGCTTATGGCCTTATCCCAGAGAAGAAAATCCTCATCAGCGACTTTCAGGGCCGATTCATAAACGTACCCTGCGTCTTCTATGCGTATGCCTTTCTTCTCCATGTGGTCCAAGGCGCTGAGAGCATTTCTGAAAAACTCTTCACTTGTAATGGAGGTGCCGGATGGGCCCTCCACCATTCCTGTGCTCCCAGAAGAGTCCTTGAGTTCTTTTTGAAGTTGCTTCTTTGCTTCTTTATAAGAACCTCCCGATTCAAGCCACGCGGACGCGGTGTCATGTTCTTTTGCAGGAAGCCCTTGAGCATCAACGATTTTTGGGTCAGAAAGGCTTTCTCTATAAAACTCTCCTGTTTCTGGGTTTTCAGCCTGATAATGTCCATGCCCCTTTGCTCGCCCTCCCTCACCCGTGCCGATGAATTCATCCTTGAACCGACCCATGGGATACCCCGGTTCGGGAGGTATTTTGTGTGGGGACCCATGGTAAACCTTCCGCAGCGCATTGGGGTCACTCTTCCTCACCATTGCCGTCAGTGCCCCAAGAAGAGGAGCCGCCAGTTCATCCACGGGGCCAGCCTCGGCCAACATCGTAAAAGGATCGGCTGACGCCGGGGCCATCTGGGCAGCCAAGCCTCCAAGGTCCTGAAGGGTAAAGCTCTCATTGCCCCCGGCGACACCCGGAGCCATGCGGGCGTGAGGTGATATTCTATCTGTGGCTATCATCGGCATAGCGGGCAGCTTCTTTGCCAGAGCCTGCATAGCCGCCATCAGGTTATAGCGCCCCGCCTGCGGGTCGATGTTCGCATCCTGACGTGTGGGTCCATATTGACCTGCCATCTACTTCTTGCCCCCACGCACTTTAGCCCTTCTTCGCACATTCACCTTAGATTTCTCTGGTACAGTCGCTTTAGCTTTCTTTCCTAATAGCCCCTTGTACTTTTGCCCTTCGGAGGGGGTGATGGCCGCACCCGTCTGCTTGCGCCGAACCTGATCCTTAGTAGCCCCCTGCACTTTGGGCGCTGGCTTAGAAGAACCATGCCATCCAACAACATTCTTGACCTTGATATCACCCATTCTATTTCTCCCTTACTGTCCGAGGTTCGGAGGTCCGCCCGATGCACTGTTGGCGGTCTGCGCCTGATAGGTCTGCGCGAAGTTGCTGACCCCCGACTCTGAGGGTATCTGCGCCGCAGCTCGATTGGCAAGGTCGGCACCTCCCTGCGGTGCCCCCTGCTGTTGTGGTTGCTGCTGCCCCTGTCCCGTCATCTGCTGCTGCGCGCCCTGCTGCTGCTGCATCTTCTTCTGCTGCTCGGCCTGGGCGTGCTGCTGGTAGTGGGCATTGATAGCCCGCTCCGCATTGGGGTTGTCTATAGTTCCCCAGATGGGGCCATTCAGGAATAGCGTAATCTTGTCCATATGGTCACGGTCGTTATCGCCAGGATGAATGGGTGCGGGCGTTCCCGGTCCGAACTTGTGCTCGATCATCTGCGCGAGCTCTTCGTCCTGATCCTTGAGGGTTCCCGCCGATACGGAGGTATGGGGGCCTATGAACTCCTCAATTTCGTAATCGCGGTATCCCATGGATCTGAGGACTTCGGCGGTCACCTGCCATAGTCTTCCCATGTCCTGCGTAACCAGGGGATTCTGGCTGAGAAACTGAAAGGCTTGCTGGGAGCGCTGGAACCTGTTCTGCTGCGACATCATCCCCACGTTGGCCCCAAGGCGGAAGTCGTACATCCCCCGAAACCAGAGGTCGTCGCGTGTCAGCCCCTCGCGGGATACTGCCGACCGCTCACCCTCAAGGCGGAAGCTGCGTTCCCGCGGCCCCCACTGCATCTCGAGGTTGTAGATAATGCGCGCCATAAAGGAGAAGCTCTCGGCATCTTGCGACAGGGGCTGGGCGAGTCTTGCCTCGGCTTCTGCCTTTGTTCCGAGGAAACCTGTGGCGTGGCGCGCACTTGCACCCGATTGCGGCGAAATGCCAAGGAAGAGATCCGTAATGCCCATCACCCTCTCGATGATGGTAAGCAGGAGGCTTTCTTCCTGGTGGTAGAAGCTGGTGACGTTCTGCACCTGCGGGGCGACGATATCGCGGGGGTCATCAACAGGCACAAGCTGCAGGGGCTTCAGGACGATGGTTGAGGGATCTATGTAGCTGGAGGCCCGCACGAAGTACCACGGGAGGTTCGTGGCGATGCCCACGTCCACGCGCATATTGTGGATGGTGTCGAGCTCCTCGGACAGGTGCTCCACAATTTCCATGACGCCCATAGAGTAAAAGCGATTGGAGAGCGTCTGGTAGTGCATCTCCATCAGGGGCCTGTCGCCGGTCCATACCAAGTCGGTGAGCATGAAGCCCCCGAGGAAAATCCTCGGCATGTCCTTGGCGACGAAGAATACCACCTCCTCGTCTTCTCCCGTGTCGGGGTGTCTGTAGGCCCCGTAGTATGTCAGTATCTCGAACTCGGGATTCTTGCGCTGCTCCTGTGTGCCCGCTCGGTTTTGGGCCTGCGACCTGTTGTTGCCATCCATCTGATCCTGCTGGCGCACGCGCTGGTTGTTCTGGCTGCCACCTTGCCCCGTTCGCGTCTGGTCGCCGGCATTGTCTACCCACCAGTCCTTGATGCCCTCATCAGCATCAGCCTCGTATCTGTCGTCGGCATACATCTCCGAGTAGATACCGGCCTTGTGCTTCTTCTTCATCTGGCTGAGAGTCTCAAAGTGCCTGACGAACACCCAGTCGGCACCTCCGGGGTTCTTCATCCGCAGGGGCTGAAGGTTCATGCACCCTATGGGGGCAACGACGTCATCCCACTCAAGGGGATATACAACGGGACCCCGATACAGGGGTCCTTCCTCTATCGTCGTCTCCTGCTCCTCGCCAGCAACCTCTATGGGCTCCCCCGTATCCTCGTCAATGGCGAACTCATCGTTGAAGAGGGTGGCCACCTCCGGTAGCGGCGTTGTCACGCGATAGCGGAAGCTGTCATTGACGTAGGATATCAGAGATACGGAGCTGCCGTGGATAAGGCGGATCTTGGAGGCCCGCGACCACATCTCCCGGACGTTGGCGCGCTTGGGCTGCAGGTGCCACTCTACAAGCTGTGCGGCATCCCTGGCAACCTCCTGATCGTCGTTTTCCTCCCATACCCCCTGAACGAGGGGCATCTGGTTCCAGAGGGTGTGAACGAGGCGCGCATTCAGGGCATCCACCAGCCAGTAGGGCATCTGCACATGGAGGTGCGAAGACCCCGGCCAAGGACCAGTCCTGTTTGCAAACTCCTCAACCCGACCTCGGAACATCTGATCGTAGAGCTGGTGCTTGCCGGCCCAGACATTGCGGGCAATGACGCCATTGTCGTAGAGATGGACGCACATATCGGCGATGTCCTGCTGCTCCGTCTTATCGTATTTCAGGGGTTCCGGTTCTGGGAAGGTTGGAGCCTGGCGCACCTCTTCGGGGCCTGTGGCCTCACCATTTTGAGGACCCGACATCTCGCCAAGGAGGCTGGAGAGATCCAGACCCTGAAGAGCGCCATTGCCATTGCCACCGGGAGGTTGTGCTGCCAAGAGGTGCCCCTTGTAAAAAATGCCTGACCGCAGCACCGGAGGGGTGCGGCCCTCATTTGGTAACTACGACCAGGCAAAGAAAAACGACCAACAACGGCACAGGCTTGCGCCCGATCCGCACATCGGTCGTTACTTCAGGACGGTCCATAGGGGGTGTGGATTTTCTCGTCCAGTGGGGTTTAAATGCGAATATAAGGAATATTTATCTCACTTGTCAACTCCATTGACCACAAGACCTTGTGCCTTGAGCCATCCCAGCACCTGTATCCAGACATTTCCAAGGCGCTTGCGAAACTGCTCGCGGGCTTCGTGATCGTCAACCAGGGGGCCTCCGCAGTAGGCACACGCGGAGTATTCCATGCCGCTGTCTTCGCGCACACCCTTCCAGTTGCAGGTATCAGAAGCACACGCTCGCATGTAGAGGGCGCAGTCGAGAAGGCCCTGCTTAGACTGATCGGAAATATCTTCCTCGAAGGTGCTCCAGTCGAGGGTGGGGTAGAGGTCGGCGAGGGTCATATCAGTAGCCACTGCGTTCCGCCCCCTTCCATTCGTGTCCCTGCTTCTTCTGCCTGTTGCCCCACGCCATAGACGTATCCAGACCATTTACGGCCATCCACACGGGCACGATATACCGCGGCTCGGACCTCTGCACCGCCTGATCTGCCTTCTCCGTATGGAAGTTGACGCCCGACGTCAGAGTCACCAGCCGGCGGTGGGGGACATCCCCAGCCCCGTAGATGGGAATATCCGTGCCGGGGTATGCCAGTGTCTCATCCAGCATCCTGTTGATATCCTGACGTGCCGCCTCGAGGTTCACGGGGATATCGCGAACTGCCGCCTTCGTCAGCGTGGACACGAAGGAGGGGAATTTATCCCGCAGCATTGGCGTGCTCTCCTGCCGGTAGTAGGCTATGCCCTCGGCCCTCTTGAGGCCCTCAACGAGGGCAATGGGGTCATTGGGGCAGTAGACGGTGGTAGCGAGGTAGGTGTCCTTAAGGCGCACAATATGGGCCGTCAGGTCCGAGAGAATGACGGCCTCGGCCTCGTCAATGATGATATACTGGCGCTCGGGCCTCCCAAAGTCCTCCATCTCGTTGGGCCAGACTCTCTCGGCAGCCACACACACATAGGCGTGGTTCCGCTGCCCTAAGTCGTTGACTTCGGGAAATCCGACACCCAGGACGGTGCGGCGCACGATATGGGAGAAGTTGGGCTTCCCCTCGACCTGAAAGAGGAGCTCCAGGTCTTCGCCGAGATTTCGGGCTGTCAGGAAGATGATGTCAGGCAAGGTCCAACACTCCCACAGAATGCACCGACCGGTCATAAGTCGGATGCGTCATATGCGAAAGATCCTGAGAAGACCCCCACGCCGCCATGGCCATAGCCACGACGATGTCTATGGGCTTCGACTGATCCTGCTTGACAATGCGGTATCCCCGCTCAGTAGCCTTGGCGGCGCACCAGGAGAAGTGATTCCTCACCTCCGCATTCTTGTATAGCAGGAAGTTGCCGCGCTGCATCAGGTTTGAGAGGTTATTGCCGATGGCCACCATGAAACTGCCAGACTGCTGCACTTCCTGCAACTGATGGTCGTATCCCTCCCCGGCAAGGTGCTGGGCTTCCGCCGCCCACTGGTGGGGATCGAACCACACGCCGGCAACCCGCTCCTTGGACAGGAGGAGGCGGACGTAGGCCGTCACATTGGGAATGTGGACAGGTGGCGTCCACGCCTTATGGCAGAAGAGGCAGTGCTGGTTCCACTCGGGGTGGCGGTACATGGCGACAACGGCACTTGTGTCCCTTCGATAGCCAATATCTACGCCCACATGGAGGATGGGAGCGTCAATTGCCGCCATTATTGGTCCGACCATTAAGCATATTCTGGTAGTCCTCGTCGTCCGTGGCCATCTCGGTATACTCCTGCTTCCGATTCTCGCCCATCATCTCCTGCGCGGCCCTTGCGAGCTCCTCACTGGACACTCTCTCAAGGTGCCTGTCGTGATGCCCGTGCTCGGGGATGTTTACCTCGGAAAGGAAGAGGAGCCCCCGATGCTTGTGCTTACCCTGAACCCCCAAATCGGTGAACCAGGTGACCTCGACATGCCCCGTATCGAGGATTCCGCGGTATTTTACGGAAGATTCGACGCGAATGGCCTGGGGAGGTATGTTTTTGCCCTCCTCGGAGCCAAAAAGGCGGTAAACGCCCCCGGGAACGAGGTGCTCGGGTCTTGTGACGCTGACTTTAGGTGTGCTCATGATCTTCCTCGGTGTCCGCGGTGATATTTGCCGTGGCAGAAGTTGCAAACTACGACAACGTCCTCCGTCAGGTGCTCCTGAAAGAGATTTAGGTAGTTTCTGTGATGCACGACGAGGTTTTTCGTCCCATTGCACAAGACGCACGACCTGTAGAGCGCGAGGGCGGCGGCTTTCAGGCGTCTGAAGTGCTCGGTCTTCTCGTATTTGCCGCGATCCTTGGGATTCGGCTTGTTTTTCGACGCCAGAAGGGCCAAAATCACCTCCTGCGACAGCTCGGAGGCTTTGGGGTCCGTTTTAATGCGATTATCTGGGATTTTCGCGCTTCCCGGCGTCTCGGCCATGCTCCCTCCTGAGAACCACAAGTCCCTCACCCTCGCAATATTCCCGCTCTATCTCCCACCGCTGCTCCGCCTCCGCCAGCCAGTCAGCGATGGCCACTCGAACATCGGGAAATGACACCGTATCGTGAACTATTATCCACCGCCTTGCCGTGCTCCCAAACTCAACGAGCTGCGTGGTAACGCCCTTATACGTGTGGTTGAAGTCCAGAAACAGCAGATCCGGCTTGAGCGGCCACGGATGCAGGTCATAGATGTCGCACTGCTGGAATATCCACCTGGTGCCCACACCCTCCGCCATAGCCTCCAGGGCCTCGGCATTCTCACACAGATCCTGATCGAAGGACTGCATCTTCCCACCTGCCGGCAGCCCCGCAAGAAGGGCTATCGTAGACATGCCCTTCCTGACTCCCAGCTCCGCAATCGTCGCGCACTCCCGGGCATAGGCTCGCAAAACCGGCATGAATACCGTCATATCGTGAGGCTCGAGGCAGCACTTGAGATAATTGACCTCAAGGTCAAGAGTCTCCTCAGTCATGGCAGCTCTGGCTCTTTGGCCCCGTAGTTCCACGTCACTCTCCTATTGCTTCTCGTAGCCGTAGACCAGGACATCCTCACCATCCCCGTTCTCCGTTACCCCAAGTCTCTGTTGATACGGTCTATGACGGCATGGGGGAGCTTGTAGAGTCTGCTCGTCCATGCCCGGGAGTAGGCCGTGCGGGCACTGGCCTCGTCATTCAGGGCTTTCTCCCGATCCTGTACGGTTCGCGCCTTCGCGAGGTTCTTTGCGGCCTGGCGCAGGTTCTGCTTGAGGTCTTCTATTGTCATCCCGCCCTCTCTCGTATCCTTTAGGCCTACTGGCCTCATCGCTCCTCCTCGGTCATATCCCGAACAATTTCAGCTGCCGCATAGGCTCCCGCTACAAACTCCTTGCTGGCTCCGTGCTTCTGGCCACTACGCGCCATCTTCTCACACAGGGCTACAGCGCGGGCTTTGGTGGCCTCGAATACTGTAGCCATAGCATCCCTCATGTTATCTCCTATCGTCATATCGACAGCCCGATCTGCGGTGCCCCGACAGAGGCTATGCGCTTCTCTGCCAGTGCTGCGTATTCGGGGTTGAGTTCTATGCCCACCCACTCCCTGTCAAGTTCCTGTGCTACGGCAGCGGTCGTCCCACTTCCGAGAAAGGGGTCCAGCACGGTGCAAGGGACGACCTCGGCGTCACAGTCGCAGGTGGGTTGCCAGCCGGTGGTGGTAGCTTGCACGGGCTTGAGGTAGGGGACAATGCCGTTCTCGTTGCGGGTGTTACCAACATTCCCCGGCTGTGTGTCGTCACGGTGCGTCCTCGTCGTCATGCCCTGAGCATATTGGCTTGGCTCCCTGTCTGTCACCCTCTCCCACGGTGCCCCACACTCACTACAGGCCCCCTTCTGGCTCGTCCCGGCCTTGATGCAGCGTCGGGGTATCTCTGAGGGGAAGGCCGCATAATGGTCTTGTCTCTTTTCGACCTTCCCCCGATATTTACAGGTACACCCGTCAGGAGGAGGTTCAAATGTTGCAATGCCAAGAATGTGGTCGTGAGTTTGAGCCGAAGGACAAGTCGCCGTCCCATCTGAAGCGTCACCCCCCGAAGTATTGCTCTCGGGAGTGTGGTCGGAAGTGGCGGAAGAATGGTGTGACTCTGAAATGCACTCAGTGTGGGGAGAAGATTTATCGTCGGAAGTCCCACGCCGCGCTAACTGATCGGCCATTCTGCGGATTTCGTTGCTATGGGAAGTGGCAAAAGACACATCAGAAAGAAACCCGTACTGATCTTCGCGTATGGCGTAAGCAACGCCTTCTTGCCCTTGATCGGGACGGGCATCAATGCCAAGACTGTGGGCAGGACCAGAAGAGACTTGTAGTTCACCACCTCGTAGAGCGTGCTCCAGGTAAGCCTGACAATCATGCACTCGACAATTTGCTGACGCTATGCGATAGCTGCCATAGACGACGGCACTATTAAGCGGCTCGGGGCCTAACACCCAGTAGTTGCGGAGGTTGGCACCGTTCGACGTCTTCACGGCCTCTGCGTCGTAGTAATACTTGGCACTCTTCGTAAGAAGCCAGATGTGTTCCCACGCCGACGTCGGTCTGTCCGTCACGCTCTCGGGCATACTCGACTTCTTGCACCACGCGATACGGGAGCGTATCCACCAGCCGTCGTCCTGAAGGGCAATCGCCAGCCTCTCAGGGATGAGGCAGAGGTCTTTGTGCTTCAACCCAAACGCAGATGCGTTACGGCTTGGGTTATAACCGTCGTGTCTGGACCTGTTGACCCGTGCGCCAGATTCAGTTTTGCCTCCAACGCCACCCGCAAGGGTTTCTGCTGGTTGGTGTGTTCCGCCTCGCTGCGAGGCGTAGCTATCCCCGATGTTCAGCCACAGCGTCCCATCATCCCGAAGCACCCGCCTCACACCCCGAAACACCTCGACCATATTCGCCACAAACTCCTGCGGCGTCTTCTCAAGGCCAAGCTGACCCTCAACCCCGTAGTCACGCAGACCCCAATACGGAGGACTCGTCACGCACGTCTGCACAGTTTCACGTATCTCCGACAACTTCTCTATGACGTTACCAACCAGGATCATGGCTGCTGGCCCCCCCCATCGCGCATCTCCTGCAGGGCTTCCCACGTATCCTTGTCAATCTGAACGGTTATGTATTTTCCGGCATCCCACTCGATACTGGAGGCGGCTACCTCGGCCAGCAACTCCCTGTCGGCTGCCATCTTCTTCTCCTGCTCCTCGATGCGGATCTTCTGGGCGGCGATAACCTCAAGCAGGTCTTTGTCCCCAACAACGCCGAAGTCGTCTGTAGGGTCCTGTAAACGCTTGTGGATGGCCTTGAGTGCCCGAGCCTGGGGTGTGGCCATGATGGCGGTCTTGGCGATGCCCTTGCCTATCCTCTTGAATCTGTCAAACATGGGTCCCCCTTCATGGTCAGGGGCGTGTCTTTAGGGTATATGTCGTAGTGCTGGCTCAGGTGCTTCTCGTAGTGCTCTATGGCGAGGTCGGCAACTTCGCGTGGGAAGCGCCCCTCTTCCACTGCCTGGATCTTGATGGCTGTTATCTCCTCACTCTTGGTCATGGGACATTATCCTTCTTCCGATGTATTCGGCGCATTGGGGGACGACGGCGTTCCCGAGGGATTTAAGTCGGTCCACCCGGGAGGGAACCCCATGAGCCACTCTACCCACGTCGGGTTCAGCTGGCCACCATTTCCAGCACCCATCTTCAGTGCTTCCTCTTTCCCCACTTTCTTTTTCAGCATCTCCCATGCTCCCGTCCCCCCTACC